CTACACCATCTTCATCCACTATTATATTTCTTAATGCTACTTGATTCTCTTGTTGTAACTTCTTAATTTCCTCTACAATATCATTTATAGCCGATTTAAGCATAGTTTTAATATATTTAAGGTGTAACCCTTCCCACAACATAATAACCGTTCTATCGCTTCCAAAACGTGCTACATCACAAGTTATGTATTTATCACCATTAGTTCCTTTAGATTCAAATAAACTAAGTATAGAATTATAATCTATTAAACTATCTTGTGTTGCATCATATTCCCAATTACCAAATAATAGACGTTGCTTAGTAAGTTCATCTAATTCAAATAACTGTTTTTCATAATGCTTAGATATATATTCATTATCTGTAACTAAACTTTGTATAAACTGTTTATGTGCTTTTAGTTTGTTTTCTTGTGCTAGTCTATAATATGATGTATATACCCAATTCTTAGCAGGGTTACAAGTCATTAGTAATTTAGGTATTAAATTATTTTCATCTAACTTATATCTTAATCTTGATGCTACTACGTTCTTAGCTTTTTCTGTTATTTGATTTGCTTCATCTATAAATGCTCCTGTTATTTCTAAACTACCTAAACTATCAAAGTTTCTATCACTTGGATATAAGAATAAATCTTTTAGTATTATTTCACTACCATTATAAAATGTTATTACATTACTAGATCCATTAAAGTTATAATGTTCATTTGCTTTTACATTCCACGTTGAACATACTTCAAAAAATGTATTTAGTGTTGTTTTCTTTAGTGCATCTAATTTAGATCTACCCATTAGATACCTGGTTTTAGGATATTGTAAGCACATCAATATTAAATAGCTTACACCTACCCATGATTTACCACCACCTGCTGCTCCTCCAAATAATACTTCTTTTGTCTTGTTATCAAATAGGTATTTTAGACACTCCTTTTGTGTCTTGGTAAATTCTGCATTAATCTCCAAGATTGATGTTTATTTTAATTGGTTCATTACCACTTGTAATATCAATATCTTGTTTTTCTGCATACCCTCTTTTACGTCCTCTAGTTCTTAAAAAGAATGTAGTAGCTTGTGTACTTCCTTTTTCTATTTGTTTCTTTAAATGTGATTCTGCAAAATCTATAAACTTGTTTTCTATACTATCTACTGCTTTACGATAATCTTCATCTTCTTTATACCACTTGTAATGTTGTGTTCTACTTAACTCTGCTTTATCACAAGCTTCTGTAACTATACCTAATGATACTTCTAGTGCTTCTATTAGTTTTTGTTTATTGACTTGTGTGCGTTTTTGTTCGTTATCCATATTATATAATAGAAATTATTTATATTCATTT